ACCCGAGTTCGATCAAATGCTTTTTTATCTCCCTCTTGCCGGCTCTGCGTTCAAGAAAGTTTATTACGATGAACTACTTGGCAGAGCCGTCTCAAAATTTGTACCAGCTGATGATTTAGTTGTTCCATACACTGCAACTTCTTTAGAAGATGCAGAGTCAGTTATTCACGTTATAAAAATGTCAGAAAACGATTTACGTAAAAAACAAGTTTCTGGTTTTTATCAAGATATAGAACTAACACCTGGATACAATCAAGAAACAGAAGTTGAGAAAAAAGAAAGAGAGTTAGAAGGTGTTAAGAAAACTAAAGATGAAGATATATACACTATTTTAGAAATACATACTGATTTAGATTTAGAAGGCTTTGAAGACAAAGACTCTGATGGAGAACCAACAGGAATAAAACTTCCATATATTGTAACTCTTGAAATGGGTAGCAGACAAGTATTATCAATTAGAAGAAACTATCAAGCAGATGATCCACAAAAACTTAAAATAGATTATTTTGTACATTTTAAATTTTTACCTGGAATGGGTTTTTATGGTTTTGGTTTAATTCATATGATCGGTGGTTTGTCACGAACGGCAACCACTGCTTTACGTCAACTATTGGACGCAGGAACTTTAAGTAATTTACCAGCAGGATTTAAACAAAGAGGAATCCGAGTAAGAGACGAAGCGCAGGCAATTCAACCTGGAGAATTCAGAGATGTAGATGCACCTGGAGGAAGTATCAAAGATGCATTTATGCCTTTACCTTTTAAAGAACCATCACCGACTTTATTGCAGTTGATGGGTATTGTGGTACAGGCAGGGCAACGGTTTGCCGCCATCGCTGACATGCAGGTCGGAGACGGCAACCAACAGGCAGCTGTTGGAACGACTATAGCTCTCTTAGAACGTGGTTCCAGAGTCATGTCAGCCATACATAAAAGATTGTATGTGGCGATGAAAAGTGAATTTAATTTATTAGCTGGTGTTTTTAAAACTTACCTGCCTCAAGAGTATCCATACGATGTAGTTGGAGGACAAAGAAATATAAAAGTTGCAGATTTTGATGATAAAGTAGATATTATTCCTGTAGCAGATCCAAATATATTTTCTCAATCACAAAGAATTAGTTTAGCACAGACAGAATTACAACTTGCAATGTCAAATCCACAAATGCACAACTTGTATGAAGCTTTTCATGCAATGTATTCTGCAATTGGTGTAAAAAATATTGATAAAATTTTACCACCACCACAACAACCGACTCCAATGGACCCAGCAGCAGAAAATATTCTTGCAATGTCCGGTAAACCATTCCAAGCTTTTAAAGGACAGGACCACCAAGCACATATTACGACCCATTTAAACTTTATGGCAACAAATATTGCTAGAAATGCACCTCCAGTTATGGCTGCATTAGAAAAAAACATCTTTGAACACATTTCTTTGATGGCACAAGAGCAATTAGAGGTAGAATTTAGAGAAGAAATTGGAAAATTAATGCAAATGCAACAAATGGTACAACAAAATCCAATGTTACAGCAAGATCCGCAATATCAACAACAAATTATGTCTATGTCTATCAATTTAGAGTCTAGAAAAGCTAAATTAATTGCAGAAATGACTGAAGAATTTAAAAATGAAGAAAATAAAATTATGGGTGAGTACAATGGCGACCCAATTGCTAAATTAAAAGCAAGAGAACTAGATTTAAGAGCTATGGATGACTCTGCTAAACGAGATCAAGAAGAACAGAAGATAAATTTAGATAAATCTAAACAATTAATGGGTCAACAACAGTTTGACGAGAAATTGCAACAAAACGAAGAACTAGCTGCATTAAGAGCTGACACATCATTAGAAAAAACACAGATGGGAATTGATGCAAAAATGATGAATGACATGATGAAACAAACAGATGTTAGGATCTTGAAAGGTCCTAAAAGATAGTATAAGGAGAAACTATGACTAAAAAAAATAAAAACCCAAATGTCACTCCAGAATTAGGTGCTGATAAGGATGGTATGCAACAAGGTGGAATTGTTGTTGAATCAACTAATCCTTTTGAATCACAAGTTGTGGAAGTAAAAGGCACTAAAAGACTTAGAGCTGACAAAAAACCTGTAAAAGCTACTTGGTACTAACATGTGGTTATCGGCAATTAAATTAGCCGTTTCTGCTGGAAGTAAAATTTACGCTAACAAGCAGAGAACTAAAATGGCTATGTCTGACGCGCAGTTAATGCATGCTCAAAAGATGGCACAAGGCACTGAAGCTTACCAAGGTAAACTTTTAGAAGCTAGACAATCAGACTGGAAAGACGAGGCAGTTTTGATAATTCTTAGTTTGCCCGTGTTGGTGCTGGCCTGGGCAGTGATATCGGACGATCCGACCGCAATGGACAAGGTAAAATTGTTCTTCGATATGTTCTCGCAGCTCCCGTCATGGTTCACTAATCTTTGGATCCTTGTCGTGGCGAGTATTTATGGTATAAAGGGTACACAAATTTTCAGAAATGGAAAAAAATAGGAGTTAAAAATGGCTAAGAAGAAAAAAAGTAAACTAAAAAAATTTCTTAAAGGAGCTGCGTTAGCAGGAGCAGCTGCTCTTGGCGCTTCTGCTTTAAGTAAAAGAAATCAGATGAAAGACTTTCTTAAAACAGAGGGTGGAGATAGATCTGATATGAGAGACTATGGACCCTTCAGTAAAGGTACAATTTTACAAAAAAAACCCATGAAATTTCCAGCTGGAGATTATTCTAGAATAGATGACTATTATAAAAAAGGTGGTCGTGTAGGTTGTGGAATTGCTAAAAAAGGTTTCGGTAAAGCGCTGAAAAAAGGAGGAAGAAAATAATGGCAAATAGAAGATATAATACTCAAACAACTCAACCATTAAAAAATGGTGGAAGAGCAAAGTTGATGGGCGGAGGAATGTCGACTGCAAGAAGAGATATGAGATCCGGTTATTATCCATCAGACATGGGAATGGCAGGTGGTGCTATGATGAAAAAAGGTGGCCGAGTTAAAAAAAAGAAACAAGGTTACAAAGATAGAAAAGATGAATCAATCGCTATGAGAATTAAAAAGAAAAGAACTAAGAAGCAATTAAAAGCTTCTAGAGATGAGTCTTATGGTAAGTTTGGTTCAGCAATGAAGAAAAAAGGCAAAATCAACAGGTAATGAAAAAGTTTTTCAAAAAATTAATTGAAAAATTTTTTGGTAAAAGATGTACCTGCACAACAGTTACAAAGGAGAAATTAAATGCCCGGAAAACCAATTAGTAAAAGTAAAAATCCAGGATTAGCAAAACTAGCTAAAAAGAAACCTAAGTTAGCAAAAAAATTTGGATACAATCCAAATAGAATGGTTGCTAAAAAAGGTGGAAGAGCGAGGAAAAGATAATGGCTGGTCCAGGTCTTTACGCTAACATTCACGCTAAAAGAAAACGTGGAGGTAAGATGCGAAAGAAAGGTGCAAAGGGTGCACCAAAAGCATCTGACTTTGCAAGAGCAAAAAAAACAGCGAGGAAAAGATAATGGCAAAGCTATGTCCAAAAGGTAAAGCCGCAGCAAAGCGAAAATTTAAAGTGTATCCAAGTGCATATGCTAATATGTATGCATCAGGAGTTTGCTCTGGTAAAATTACACCTGGCGGTAAAAAGAATAAAAGAAAAAAATTAAACATGGGTGGCATCGTTGTTGAAGACGTGACAAGGATGATTGATGTCTAATGGCAAAAAAAGGTTTAAGAGCCTGGGTTAAAGAAAGGTGGGTAGATATTGGAGCACCTAAAAAAGATGGCAAATATCAACCATGTGGTAGATCGAAAGGATCGAAACGTGCGTATCCCAAATGTGTCCCCATCGCTAAAGCTAGAAAAATGTCATCCGGACAAAAGCGTTCAGCGGTTGCTCGTAAAAGAGCTGCTGGGAATCCAGGAGGTAAACCTACTAATGTTGCGACCTTTGCTAAAAGAAAAAAAATGTCGTTTGGAGGCAGAGTCTGATGAGAAAACAAGATAACATGCCTGCAAGAAATAAGAAAAACTTTAGACCTACAAAGTCTGGAGCAGGTATGACACGAGCCGGTGTCGCTGCCTACAGAAGAAAAAATCCCGGTTCAAAATTAAAAACAGCTGTGACTGGTAAAGTTAAAAAAGGGTCCGCTGCCGCTAAAAGGCGAAAATCATACTGCGCAAGAAGTGCAGGACAAATGAGACAGTTTCCTAAAGCTGCAAAAGATCCAAATTCTAGACTAAGACAGGCACGTAGAAGATGGAAATGTTAAATGAAAAATGCAATACTAGACGCTTTAGAAGATAGATATACTGCACAGATATCAGAAGCAGACGCAACAATAAAAATATATTTAGAAAACTCTGTTGGTATAGGGGAGCACCCTCAACATATAGATGAGATAGATAAACTATTTCAAAAAATTGTAGATGCTCAAGAAAAACTTGAAGCAATAAAAGATTTTAGAGGTCCAAGAAGTGCCCTTTAGATCTGAAAAACAACGTAAGTATTTATTTGCAAATGAACCTGCCG